GGTCCTTATTTAATTCAAAAAGTGAATCATACTATAACACCAGGTGGTTTTGAGACTATATTAACAGGTATTAGACAACCTACCGCTTCTTTACCTAAAATAGATGAGTATATTCAAACCTTGAAAACTGAATTATTAAAAACTATTATTGAAAAAAACAAACAAGATAGAAATAATAAAGAAAGAGCGATTGAGTCAAATAAAAAAGGTGATATTATAAAACAAAGAAATGACACTTTTAGTGACGCATTAAATAAAAGTAGTAATAGTATAAACATACAGGCTAGTTGTTATCCAGCCAATACTGGTGGGTCTAAAAACATTGGTTATTCTGATTATACTTTTGTTGATAACCCTAAACATACTAAAACAAGTTTTAAAAGTGTTATTGATGTTATTATGTCTAAAACAAATGATAGAACACTTCAGTACACTATTTTTGCGGCATTGTATTTGGCTTCAGGAAATCAACAAGAATTTGAGTCAGTTGAGAATAACTTTGCTGGTATAAAAATGAATGAGTATTGGGGAGAAGTTAGTCAATACTTCAACGGTGAGAAATATTATTGTTCTTCATCAAATCAACCATTTGCAACTTTTAATAGTGTTTCGGAAAATGTTGATTTTTTAATTGCGAGGTGGTTTAAAAGAGTTAGTACAATAAAAAATATTAATAGTGAAGAAATTGCCAAATTTTGGATAATAAATGAAGACGCAACAACAAAAGATAGCAATATATATACGACTTTTAATCCACTAAATTTAGTTACCATTGAAAATGAAGTTCAAAATTCAATTGATATCGCAAATCCTTTTTTCAAATAACGCATATTTATATATAAAATAGACATTATGAGTACAAAATTAATATTAGATAATTATTTAGGTAAAAATACCAGACACTCAGAGAAAGATTTGGGTAATGGTTCTAAACAGGTATGTGATTTAGACACAGGAGATTGTTATACTATCAGAATGAAAGATGGTTTAATTGAAAGAGTAGATAATACTTTAAACACAAATAAAAAAATCCAAGTTGAAACTTTAACTGGTGTAAAACAATTATTAAACGGATAGGTTATGAAAAAAATTGACGAAAAAATATTAGAAGAAATAGCCAGATATAATTCTATTAATAATTATATTACTGAACAAGACGCTACATTACCCCCAACTCCAGACGAAACGGCTTTACCACCGGCTCCGGGTATGGAAGGTGTTCCACCTGCTGCACCTGCGGCACCTGAAACGGTGGCTGTTGATGTTGCGACTGACCCAGAAGTAGAAAAAGTTGATAGTAATGGTGTTGAAGAAGGTAAGACTGAAGAAATGGACATTACTGATTTAGTTAAGTCACAACAAAATATTGAGAGCAAACAGGAGGAGTTCTTCAATAACTTATTTAGTCATTTGAATGATTTAGAGAGTAAATTAGGTGAAATGGACAATATTGTTAGTACATTGAATAATTTAGAAGCTAAAATTGAAAAACTTAGACCTAAGACTGCTGAAGAAAAATTAGAATTAAGAAGTTTAGATTCAGGTCCTTATACAACTAAGTTATCTGATTTTTTCAATGACAAACAAGAGGATTTTGAGAAAACGGGTAAAGAGTATGTTTTAACAACAGATGAGGTTCAAGACTATTCACCAACAGAGATTAAAAAAACTTTTAGAAACTTTGGGGATGAAACTAACTCATTTACAAACGTAAGATAAAATATAACGACCTTCGGGTCGTTTTTTTTTTACATATAATTTGACTAACTTGATTTCTTCGCTTATACTTATCTAAACAATTAAAACTTATATAATTTATGGCGACAACAAACAATTCATTAGATGCTGTATTAGCACAGTACGAGAAATCAAAACAAGGTGGTTCTTCAACGACAAACAAAATGTCACAAGAAGACAGAATGAAAAAATACTTTGCGGCAATTCTAACCGACAAAGAAACGCAAGGACAAAGAAGAGTAAGAATCTTACCTACTACTGATGGTACTTCACCATTTAAGGAAGTGTGGTATCACGAGATTCAGGTTGATGGAAAATTCCAAAAATTCTATGACCCGGGTAAAAACGATAATGAGCGTTCACCATTGAATGAGGTTTATGATGATTTACGTTCAACTGGAAAGGAGTCTGACAAAAAATTAGCATCAACTTACCAATCAAGAAAATTTTACATTGTTAAAGTTATTGATAGAGATAACGAAGCTGACGGACCTAAATTTTGGAGATTCAAGGACAATTACAAGAATGATGGTATCTTGGATAAAATCATCCCAATTTGGAAAAACAAAGGTGATATTACTGATGCTAACACAGGTCGTGATTTAATTTTAGAATTAACTAAAGCTAAAACTCCTAAAGGAGCGTTATATACAGTTATTCAAACAATTATGCACGATGACCCAGCTCCTTTGAGTGATGATAAAGAAGTTTCAGATTCTTGGGTAAATGAACCAACTACTTGGAATGATGTTTATGCTAAAAAACCTTTGGAATATTTGGAAGCGATTGCTGTTGGTGAAACGCCTCGTTGGGACAGTGATAAAGGTGGTTATGTTTATGGTGATAGTACTTCAGGTGAAGCATCTTTTGGTGGAACAACTAAAAAAGAAGTTCTTGACCCCCAATTACACGAAGAACCGGCTGATGATATGCCTTTCTAAAAATTAATTACTACATAGACTCTGAGTTAATCTTGGGGTCTATGTATTATAACTAAAACACTAACAAATGGCGATAAAGAAAAAAACATTCTCACTGGATGATATTAAGGGTAAATTCTCTACAAAAACTAAATATAAAGCGGAAAGTTATTATAACTGTGGTGAAGCTTTTTATGAAGCTTGTGGGATACCAGGTCCGGTAATGGGGGGTATTAATATGATGTTGGGGCATTCAAATTCTTCAAAAACGACGGCAATGATATTGGCTGCGGTGGACGCTCAAAAACGAGGTGATTTACCTGTGTTTATTATTACCGAAAAGAAATGGTCGTGGTCTCACGCAGTTGAATTGGGTTTACAAGCAGAACAAGATGCTGATGGAAATTGGGATGGTCAATTTATCTTTAATGATAGTTTTGATTATATTGAACAAGCGACAGACTTTATTAATTCTGTTTTGGACACACAAGAAGCGGGGGACATTCCATATAATATTTTATTCTTATGGGATTCTGTAGGGTCTATACCATGTAAGATGACCTTTGAGGGTAAAGGTGGAAAGATGCATAACGCGTCAGCTCTTTCAGATAAGATAGGTATGGGAATCCATTCAAGAATATCAAAATCAAAAAAAGAAGACTATCCATATTACAATACAATGGTTGTTATTAACCAACCTTGGGTAGATTTACCGGATTCGCCTTTTGGTCAACCGGAAATTAAAGCGAAAGGTGGGGAGGCATTATGGTTAGCGTCAAGTATTGTATTCTTATTTGGTAATCAAAAGAAATCAGGTATTAATCATATTACAGCGACTAAAAATAATAGAACTGTATCTTATGCTATTAGAACTAAGGTATCAATACTGAAAAATCATGTTAATGGAATAGCTTTTAAGGATGGTAAAATTATTGCTGTACCACAAGGCTATATTAAAGATGATAAAGTAGCGATTGATAAATACAAAAAAGAATATTCAGGATATTGGAGTAAAATCTTAGGTGGTGAAGGTGAAATATCCTTCAAAGAAGACTCATTAAGTGTTCTTGAACCTGATGATGAATAGATAGAGTTATATAATCCCCAACCTTAATCAGTTGGGGTTAATAACAAAAATAGTAACAAAACTTTATAGTAACGAAAACAAAAGAAAAGTGACCAAAACACTTCTTATTGACGGTAACAATCTCCTAAAAATCGGAGTGAAAGGGGTTAAGGACTTCTTCCACAAAGGTAAACATGTAGGAGGGACTTGGCATTTTATTAACACAACCCGAAGATTTATTGAAGAACAAAACTTTGATAAGGTTGTTGTTATGTGGGATGGTAATGAGAGTTCTTCAGCTCGTAAATTAATCTACCCCCAATATAAGTCAAACCGTAACTTGGATACAAACCAAGAACAAGAAAACTCATTCACGGAACAGAAAGACCGGGTAAAACAATACTTGGAAGAAGCTTTTATTCGTCAAATTATTATTGATGGTAATGAGGCTGATGATTTAATTGCATATTATTGTCAAATTTCAGAAAATGAGGATATAACTATATTCTCGGGGGATAAGGACTTAACACAATTAATATCTGAAAGAGTATCATTATATTCACCTTCAACTAAAAAAACTTATAAGAATGGGGATAAGATTAATATCTATCATTACGATATACCTCATTGTAATATGACGACTTATAAGATATTAGCTGGTGATAAATCTGATAATATTGATGGAATATATTATTTGGGTGAAAAGACTTTAATGAAAATATTTCCTGAGTTATTTGACTCTGAAGTAAAAATTACCGATATTATTAAAAAAGCTGAAACTCTACTAAAGGAGGATAAGGATAATAAGGCTTTACAGAATTTATTATCGGGTAAAACAAAAACTGGAATTTATGGTGAAGAATTTTTTTTTATTAACGAAAAAATCATAAATTTGTCAAATCCTTTAATCACCGATGATGCTAAAGAATTGGTTGAGTTGTATTATAAAGAAAGTTTAGACCCGGATGGTCGGGGATATAAGAATTTTATTAAAATGATGATGGAAGACGGGTTCTTCAAGTTTTTACCGAAAGGTGATGATGCTTGGGTAAATTTTGTCAAACCATTTCTAAAATTAACCAGAAAAGAAAAAAGAAATCACAAACAAATTAAATAATTAATAAATAAACAAAAATGAAAGACCAAGAATCAGTAAAATTAGAATTTTTAATGACCGTTAACGATAACATTATCGTACAAAGATTTTTTAATGTTAGAGACTTCAATCCTGAAGCTAAATCTTCAATTGATTTGTATAACATTCTTTATGATTTTAAGATTGATATTGAGGACCAATTGAAGGTTAAAACCACGAATTATATGCTTGATAATATGTATGATATTATGCACAACCCTAACCTTTTAGAAACATCAGTTATTGAAGGTCCGGAGTATTTTAACATCTATATTAAGCAAGGTGATGCGACAATTTGTCATAGACAGGTGGATGCTAAAATATACCCGCCTAAGATTAGATACACTGTAGATGTCCGCCCTTACTTGAAAAGTTTACTAAACTCTTTGACTGACACTTTTTCATCTCAAGAATTAAATTTTGAATATGCTGATGTTCTTTTGAAACGATAATATTTATCAATAACTAAAAGAAACATTATGTCATCTAAAAAGAATTTTGATTATCTGGGAAGTACATTTCAGATACAGTTGTTAAACCAAATTATTATTGATAAAGAGTTCTCAAGGTCAATAATAGATGTTATTGAGGCGAACTATTTTGAGAATAAGTATTTTAAACTAATCATTCAGATGATTAAGGAGTACTACGTCAAATATGAACACATGCCTACTTTTGACACTTTAGAACAGATTACTAAATCTGAACTACAACAAGAAATGGCCGCTAAAATTGTGATTGATACAATCACTAAAATTAAAGAGTGTTCTGTTGAAGGCGGAGAATTTGTACAAGAAAAAGCGATGAAGTTTTGTAAACAACAAGAACTTCAAAAGGTTATGAGTAAAGCTCAAAAAATTATTGATGGTGGTGAATTTGAGAATTACGATACCGTTGAACAATTAGTTAGAACGGCGTTACAGGTTGGGGAAAGAGAAGATGGTATGTCTGATGTTTTTTACAATTTAGACGAGGTTTTAAACGAAGATTATAGACATCCGATACCAATGGGTATTCCTGGGATAGATAGGCTCTTAAAGGGGGGTTTAGCGAAAGGTGAAATTGGGGTTATTTTAGCACCAACCGGTGTTGGTAAATCAACATTGTTGACTAAAATCGCAAACCATTCGTTTAATTTGGGTTATAATGTTGTTCAGATATTCTTTGAGGATAATCCTAAGATTATTCAAAGAAAACACATTACATTATGGACTAAAATCCATCCTGATGATTTGACCGAAAGAAAAGAAGAAGCAATGGCTAAAGTTAGAGAAGTTGAAAATACTATGACTAATAAGTTAATCCTTAAAAAACTTCCATCTGATACGGTGACTATGTCGCAGATTAAGAACCAACTTAGAAAAATTATCGCTGATGGTGTTAAAATTGATATGGTTTTGTTAGATTATATTGATTGTGTTGTTCCGGATAGAAACTTAGGTGATGAATGGAAATCTGAAGGTTCCGTTATGAGAGGTTTTGAGTCTATGTGTCACGAATTAAATTTAGTTGGATGGACAGCAACACAAGGATTT